ATGCCCACTCCTTAACAATGTGGTGCAATAAAAACAGACGAACCCCGAACCCTTGATTTTTCAGGGGTTCGGGGTTTTCTTGTTACTAATGTGTGTATAGTTCAGCGTTCAGCGGTCTAAAATGTTCACCGGTTTGAACCCTATGGAATCAGTTCCACGGTGGCCTTTAGTTCGTCCAAAGTCTTGTGATTATAGACCCGGTTTCCCGTGTCCTTGGACACATGGCCCATGAGCAAATCAATACATTTCCGGTTTGCCCCGGCGCTATCCAATTTGGTTTCAAAGGTGTGGCGGCATTCGTGCGGGGTATGGTTCAGTATCAGGGCCTTCATAATATCCGCCCAAAATATCCGGTATTGGGTTTGATTGCAAATCTTCCCGTTGTAGCTGATCAGCCGGGGGCCACCTTCGGCAAGCCGCCGTTCAATCAATGGCCTGATCTTTGGATGGATGGGAACAATGCGGTTCTTACCGGCTTTCGTTTTGGTGCCGCCCTTCATCGTGCCTTCCTTCAAGTCTATATCTTCAGGTTTCAGGTTCAAAAATTCAGAGATACGCCACCCGGAATATAGCAAGATCAAAACAGTATCAACCCAAGGATCAGACTGATGTTCCCACACCGTTTTGATTTCATCGTTGGTGAACGGAAGGCGGCTGGTGGGCGGTATTGGATCAGAAGTCAGAAGTTCGGAGAAGCACCGGTTTATTATATCCATTTCAAGGGCGAACCGGTCAAGGTGGCCCCACAGGTTCTTGATGGCCGCTTGGGTGCTATACCCTTTCCCACAACCATCAATAGTTTCTTGCATTTGGTAGGATCGCAGTTGCTTGTAAGGTTTGTTCACATACGCTGAACAATGCTTGAACGCTGAACAGAGGGAAGAACGATTGGATTCACCCAGCTTCGGGGCCTTCTTTTCTTTCCAGAGATCAAAAAGCTGTTGAAGGGTGATCTTGGCCCGGTCAACATCCCAAGGATCACGGTTGTATTCAGCAAGCATGATGTTCCCGGCTTCACGGGTTTCAGCATAGCCGATAATGTCATAGATGGGATGGCCTTTGTCATTCCAACCTATGGTTTTCTTCACAATGTATGGGCGGCGGCGTTGGCCTGATAGCTTTGCAACCGTTCCATACCCGTTTGGATTTCGCATTATATCACCTGAACTTTCAAAATTGGGTATGGCAAAGCTAAACCCCATGTGATATAATGTTCAAAGGCGTTTGAAACATTAACTTCAAAAGGGTTTGTTTCGCCTGACCGCTTCCGGTGTGCAAGACCGGGGGCGGTCATTTTTTTTGTATCTGTTCCGTATCTGTTCCATCAAAAAGCCTTGAACTGTGGAGGTTTTGAGGAACAGAACAGATGGTACAGATGCTATATTACTTCAAAGAATAGAGAAAAAAATATAAAAGAAAAAGAGTATATAGGGAACCGGCGTTTTATCTGTACCATCTGTTCCAAAACCTTGATTTACCTGTGTTTTTAGGCTTCAGGCGGTGGAACAGATGTGGACAGATCAAGTTTGTCAAGTTCACCTTTGACCTGTTCCAGAACTTCAGGATATTCAGAATCAGGGTTCATGGAATATTGATCTTCGTATTCTTTCAGGGTGTTCAGATACCGGTTCCAATGGGTGGCTTTAGCCTTTGCGGTTTTCAGTTCATCAATCTTGGCTTTCTGATCGGAATAGGAATCCAACAAAACCCGTTCTTTCTGATTATCAGCCGCCTTGAAGAAAGAAGCTGGAAGATCAGATGTGTAAGGGATGATCCCGGCCTTGGCCGCTTGATCCACCGTCAGGGCTATTTGCATACCATATTCATAGCGGGAAAAGAATGTTTCAAGGTTCTTCGTCTTTTCAAAGATGTTCAAACAATCTTGAACAATCCGCACATGGTTTTTGGCTTCTGCTACGGTGTAGGCCCCCGGCATGGATTTAATAGCCCGTTCCGGGTTTAGATTGGAATGAACCTGAACGGTGGCTTCTGTTTTGGGTGGGGCCTTCTGTTTTGGCTTTCTTTTTCGCAGAAGTAGGAACAGGAAGAACCCCATAATGACATCCATTATGATGAACACGGGGCGGAGTTCTGGCGCTTCTGTAAAAAACATGATTGTGTAGACGATAAACCCGAAACTGAAAAAGAAGATTCCAAAGCCTTTCAAGAACTTCTTCACCGAATCACCTTCTATCTAATATCGCTTTGGAAGGCTACGGCTTTTCCAAGAATTCTGATATGGTTCAGTTCTTCACCGGTATAAATCAAATCTTCATATTTAGAGTTTTCGGCCTTCAGAATCAGCAAGTTCTTTTCAGGATAATAGTTCACCCGCTTCAAAGTAGCTTCATCATCAATGACAACGGCGGCAATTTCACCATCATCAACCATATCCTGTTGCTGGATGAACACAATATCACCATCATAGATTCTGGCCCCAATCATGGAATCACCCCTTGCCCGTAAGCAAAAGTCAGCCTGAATACCGGCCCCAGCTTCCACATATAGTTCCTTTTCTTCGTTGGCAACAATGGGTTTGCCACAAGCAATATCCCCCAACAGCGGGAAACGCTTGGTTTCAATGGGAAAAAGATTATCAAAGAACTTCAGTTTTTCAGCGTCAAGTTTCTGATTTGGTTCATTCCATCCCATGATATAGGCCGGTGTAGTATCTAATGCGTCAGCAATAGCCTTGATTTTAGATTGAGTAAGGTTACGCTGATCAAGTTCAATCTTATTTATTGAAGAACGGGATTTGTACCCTAATCTTTTACCAAGTTCATCTTGGGATAAACCAAGTTCTTCCCGGCGATTGCGAATTCTGCTTCCTATTGTGGACAAGTGAATGACCCCCTTTCTGTTACTAATTATACGGCGCTGTTGGCGGCTTGTCAACATATTTTTAGCTTTTTCAAAAAAGATGTTGACATTCTTCCTACATCGTGGTAGTATGTGAGTGTAGACAAGATGCCTACCGATTTTGAAGAAAGGGGTGATTGCCGTATGACCAACACAGAGCTGTTGCGTGAGAAGATCGACCAGTCCGGTTATAAACTTCGGTTTATTGCCAAGAAGATTGGAATTACCTATCAGGGCCTTTTGAATAAGATCAATAACCGTAGTGAATTTCGGGCCAATGAGATTCAGGCTTTGTATGATCTTCTTGGCCTGACGGAAGAAGAACGAGTGGCGATTTTTTTTGCCTGTTAAGTAGGCAAAAAGTCTACAAATGGAGTAAGAACTATGAATGAAGTCAGTTTGAAACCGGTCATTGATGAACTTGAAACCTTGTTTTCAAAGTTCAACAAAGCCTTCTTTGAAGGGAAGCTGGAAAAGCCTGTGATCACCGTTTCCCCGGATCATACCCGTGGGGCCTATGGGTGGTGTACCGGTTGGAAGGCGTGGCAAGACGGCACCAAGGAAGGCGGCTATTACGAAATCAACCTGTGCGCCGAATACCTGAACCGCCCCTTTGAAGAAACCTGTGGAACCTTGCTTCACGAAATGGTTCACCTTCAGAACCTTCAGGACAATGTTCAAGACACTTCCCGTTCTGGTTCCTACCACAACCGGAAGTTCAAGGAAACCGCTGAAGCCCACGGGCTGACCGTGGAGAAAGGCGAAAAGTATGGATGGCACAAAACCACCCTGAACCCGCAAGCTGAAGCCTTCGTGAAATCCCTTGGCAAATCCGGGTTCTGTCTGGTTCGGCCCCGTACCAATCCGCTGAAGGGTTCCCGGAAGGGGGGGGGATCAAGTTCCCGTAAGTATGTTTGCCCCTGTTGCGGAACCATCATCCGGGCCACCAAGGAAGTTCATGTTCTCTGTGGGGAATGTGAAGTGGCCTTTGAAGAACAGGAGTGATAACCAATGAATGAAATAAACCCGAAACCCGAATATTGGGTTCTATCCCTTTCGGGTGGTAAGGATTCCACCGCCCTTGGCCTTGAATGGCTGGCCCGACACAAGACCGATCCTGTCACATATCCCCTTCATGAAGTAGTGTACTGTGACACCGGAATGGAGTTCCCGGCAATGGTTGAGCATATCAACCGCCTTGAACAGATTTTCACCGGAGCCGGGATCAGGTTCACAAAGCTGAAAAGTGAAAAATCCTTTGAATACCTGATGTTTGAGTATCAGCCCAAGAAAAAGAACCCTGAACTTCAGCATTTGAAGGGAAAAAGTTGGCCCACTTCAAAAGTTCGTTGGTGTACTGGTGAACTAAAACAAAAGGTTGTTTCCCGCTATTTTAAGCAACTTCGGAAGCAAAAGACTGTGATTCAGCTTGTGGCCCTTGCCGCTGATGAAGAATACCGGCTTGAACGGAAAAACAACCAAGACCCTAACCACCGCCACCCTTTAATTGATTGGGGTTGGACTGAAGCGGATTGCTTGAAGTATTGCTATGAGGCCGGGTTTAATTGGGGTGGGCTATATGAATTGTTTCGCCGCCCGTCTTGTTGGTGTTGTCCACTTCAGCCATTGGATGAACTTCGGAAGTTACGAAAACACTTCCCTGATTTGTGGGCAAAGTTGTTGGATATGGAACACCGTACTTGGAATACATTCAAAGAATTTTATACGGTTGATCAACTGGAAATCCGCTTTGCTTTTGAAGATGAACGCCTTGCCGCTGGCCTTCCGATCAACCGAACCCGTGAATTTATGACCGAACTTCGGAAACGGCTTGCAGAAGCCAAACCACAAAAATGAAAGGAGTACGCACAATGACCACCTTTGCAGAGCGTTTGAAAAACGCTATGGAACAGGCCAATATGAGCCAATCCGCCCTGTCTGAACAGGCCGGGGCTTCCAAGGCCGCTATCAGCCAATACCTTTCCGGGAAGAACACCCCCGGCCCTGACCGTATCAAGGCCCTTGCCGATGCAACCGGCGTTTCCTTTGATTACCTGATGGGTTATGGAGCCGCCCCGGTTGCTGAACCGCCCATTAAGAAAATCAGCGTGAAGGAAGCCGCCCGGTGCATGGGAAAATCTGATCAGTTCGTCAGAATCGGCCTTCAGCGTGGCCTTCTTCCCTTCGGGAACGCTGTTCCCGGAACCGGCGCTTGCTGGAATTACTACATCAACCCCACCAAGTTCCGTGATTATGTGGGCGCTGATCAGTTCAATTCCTTCTTCGGCCTTACGGCCTGATTTTTAGAAAAGGAGTAAAGCAATGAAAACCAGATTTGATGGAACCTTGTGGATCGGAGCCGGTGGACAGGCTTTCCGCCCCGCAGAAATGGGAACCGATCACCTGTTGAACACGGTGAAGATGCTGAAGAACCGCCCCGGCGTGGTGGTGGCTATGGTGGTTCGTGACATTGAAGCCACCCCTGACTGTTGCCCTTTTGATCCCTTCGGTGGCGGTCATTCCGAGTTGGTGAAACAGTCCTTATTCAACATCACTTCCCTTTCCCCGGAACAGGTGAGTGATTACGCCCTGAACAGCCCCTTTGGGAATGGCTATGAAGGCCGAACTTCTTTCCCGTGGTGTGAATGTGGAAAATTACCTTTCCATGATTGAAGGGCCTGAAACCCTATGATCACGCTGTTCCAGCACCAGCAACAGGCCCTTGATGAAACCGAGGGGAAGAACCGGGTGGCCTATTACCTTGATATGGGCCTTGGGAAAACCTTTGTTGGTTCCGAAAAAATGATGAAGCTGAACAGCCGTGTAAATCTTTTGGTGTGTCAATGTTCAAAGGTTCAAGACTGGATTGAACACATGACGGAAAATTACGCCATGAACCATTGTTGGATGATTTATGACATGACCAAGAAAAATGAATTTGATTGGTTCATGAAGGCCGCAATGGAAGTTGATAACCCGGATCGGATTTGTGGTGTGATCAACTATGAACTGACCTTCAGGCGTAATGTGCTGAAAACTCTGACCGGCTTCACGCTGATGTTGGATGAAAGTTCCCTGATCCAGAACGAGAACGCCAAACGGTCAAAGTTCATCCTTGGGCTGAAACCGGATAATGTGATCCTTCTGTCAGGCACCCCCACGGGCGGCAAGTATGAAAACCTGTGGAGCCAATGCCAACTGTTGGGCTGGAAGATTTCAAAAGAACTGTTCTGGAAGCAGTACATTCAAACGGAATGGGTTGAAACCGATGGATTTTGGCGGCAACAGATTACCGGCTATAAGAATGTTGACCGGCTGAAGATGAAGCTGGCCGAACATGGGGCCGTTTTCATGACCACCGAACAAGCCGGGATCAGCCTACCAGAACGGAACTGGATCAAAGTCAAAACCCGCCCTTCATCCCTTTATTGGAAGTTCTGGAATGATCGCTATATTGCGATTGACAGCGCCAACCTTGGTGAATTTGAACTGGATGCGGATTTCTACGGTTCCAATGCCCATTGTGAACGGGAATTGATTGGTGATACCAGCTTGACCCGCCGCCTTTACGCCCGTCAGCTTTGCGGCCTATATAACCCGGCCCGTTATGAAGCCTTCCGGGATTTGGTGAACAGCACGGAAGATCGCTTGATTGTGTTCTATAACTTCACGGAAGAAATGGAACGCCTGAAGGGGATTGCCAAGGGCCTGAACCGGCCTGTGTCTGTTCTTTCCGGTGAAGAAAAGAACTTGGATGCTTACCGCTACCAGCACAACAGCATTACCTTCATTCAGTATCAGGCCGGTGCAATGGGCGGCAATTTCCAGCTTGCCAACAAAATCATTTACTTCAGCCTTCCCCAAGGTTCGGAATTGTGGGAGCAATCCCAAAAGCGTATTCACCGCCTTGGGCAAGAACGGCCATGTTTCTATTACCTGATGATCTGTCCGGGAACGGTTGAAGAAGATATTCTTTCCACTTTGGAAATGAGAAAGGACTATACCGATGAACTATTCAGAAAGTATGAGCAAGCGGCAACAGCGCCGCAAAGCCCTTAACCAGCGGTTCAGGCGGATGTTCCTTGCGGCCCTTCTGATGGGCTTTGCAATGGGGTTTATATTTGGGCGCTGTTCTGCTGTCAACAGCAAGGCCCCGGATGCCCCTATTGAATCGGATCAGCTTACCGCCGTGGCCCCGGATGTGACCTTGGAGCCGGTGGAAACTCCGCTGGTGGAAGAACCCGCCGAACCTGAACCGGTGCTGTTGGGCAGTTTCAGAATTACCGCCTATTGTTCCTGTGAAAAGTGTTGCGGCGAATGGGCCAAGAACCGGCCCAACGGCATTGTGTATGGTGCCGCTGGTGTGGAACTGAAAGCCGGTGTTTCCTGTGCTTCCCCGCTTCCCTTGGGAACCGTGGTGGAAGTGGAAGGCTTGGGTGAATACATCATTCAGGATCGCCCCGCCCAATGGGTGATTGACAAATACGGTGAAAACCAGATCGACATTTATTTTGACAACCATGAAGCCGCTTCCGCTTTCGGCCTGAAGCAATTGAATGTTTATCTGAAAGGAGAACCCGAAAAATGATCAAATGTGAAAATGCTTGCCCCCGTGGAAAATTTGATGGGTGTTGCCACAAATGCCCGGAGTTCCACACTTGCCCTGATTCCTGTCAGGAAAACCCGAACGCCTGTGGTTCGGCCACCTTCGATGAAGAAACGGCCCTTCAGGAGTTCAAGAACACCCAGCTTGCCACCCTGAACGCCATTGCTTCCCTGACCGCCCACAAGAAGGCCATTGAGGATCAGGAAAAGGAAATGAAGGCCAAGCTGTATGAAGCAATGGTGAAGTTCGGCGTGGATAAGTTTGAATCCGATGTTCTGAACCTTACCCTTGTGAAGCCCACCAATGCCACCAGCATTGATTCCACCAAGCTGAAGAAGAAATACCCGGACATTGCTTCCGAGTGTTCCAAGACCACCGCCAAGGCCGGTTATGTGAAGATCACCCTGAAAGGGGATAAGTCATGAGTTGCCGGGGCTTTGAACCTGTTTGCACCAATAATGAACTTCGGGAGTATTTCAGCGCCAAGGGCCTGACCTATGACAGCATTGATGAAGGTGATATTTTGATCCTTTGCATGATGCTTCAGAAGGAATTGAAGAAATCCAATAAGGCTGGTGAAACTTCCGTCACCATGACTTTAAGCAAACGGGTTGACATGAAGAAGGCCACCAACGGCCACATTACCGAGTGTTACATCTACATGAACGCCCACTATTTCACCCGGCGTGAATGTATCAGCTTCAACCGGGATGGGTGGATTGGCTTTGCTGGATGGGCCGATGATGGCAACACTAACCCGTTGCGCCGTGCCTTCCTTGCATGGTGTGACTATTTGGCGGAAGGTGGTGGAGCCGATGGCAAGGGATGAAGTGTGGGATGCCCTGAAGAATCATGCCAAACAGGTTCATCAAGAACGGGTTGCAAAGAACCCCGACCGGATCGCCTATGCCATTCAGCAGTTTGAAGCCCACGGCATTGAATACCAACTGAAAAATGAGCAAACAGGCCACTTCCATTGTTGGCGGAAGTCTGATGATAAACTGTTTCAATTCTACGCTGGAACGGGGAAGATTCAGGGTTTCACCCAAGTCAGAGGTATTCACAGCCTGATTCAGATGTTGGAGGGGTGAGCCGATGGCCGGTGAAAAGAACTTTGAAAACCGCCTGAAGAAGTGGCTGGAATCTGAAGGGATATATCCCTTGGGTGAACCTGTTGACCGCATGAGCGCCCCGCCCTGTGGCTTCTATGAAAAGCGTTGGGGTGGAAGCCGGTATGTGAAAAGCGGCCTTCCTGATATGCGAATCACCGTGAATGGCATTGCCCTTGAAGTAGAGTTGAAGGCCACCAACGGAACCCCTTCAGAACTTCAGAAAAGGAACCTGAAGCAAATCAACGGTTCCAACGGGTTTGGGTTCATCCTTTACCCGGAAGGTTTTGGAGCCTTCAAAATCATAGTGAAAGGGGTGAAACAATGCGAGTTTCCCACAGCCGGGTTGAAGTCTTTGATAGATGCCCATACAAATACCGCTTGCGATATGTGGAAGGGATAGACACGATCCCGAACACGGATGCAGACAACGCCCTGATCCTTGGCACCGCCCTTCACACCGGCATTGAAGAAGGGGTTGAACAAGCCCTTGACTTCTACAAGAACAGCTTCCCGGTTCTGACGGATGATCACATTCATGAAATGATGAAGCTGGAAGTAATGATCCCCAAGGCAAAGGCCATGTTGCCACCGGGCGGAACCTTTGAATTGCCTATTGGGAACGCTGATTTCATCGGCTTCATGGATTATCTGGTTCCCGTGGGGAAGGGCCTGAAGCTGGATGGGCTGATCACCGGTGAAGATTTGGATGAATTTGAAGCGTTTGATCTGTACGATTTCAAGTATTCCAACAACGCTAAGAACTACGCCGTTTCCGGCCAGCTTCACGAATACAAGTATTGGTATGAACTGACCCATCCCGGCCACCGGATCAGAAATATGTATTTCCTGATTGTTCCCAAGCCCAAGATCAGGCAGAAAAGCACCGAAACCCTTTCCCAATTCCGTGACCGCTTGCAAGCGGCCTTGAAAGATGCTGAACCAACGCTGATGCCGGTTCAGTACAACCCCATGAAGATTGTGGATTTCCTGACCGATGTGAAGCACATGGTTGAAGCCACAGACTTTCCCAAGAACCCAAACCATTTTTGTGGATGGTGTGAGTATGAAGAATATTGTCAGAAAGGATGGGATTATATGTTACTTCCCAAGAATGAACGCCGTGATCTGAACGCCACCAAGAAGAAGGTTGTGTGGCTTTACGGCGCACCCTTCAGCGGCAAAACCTTCTTTGCCAATCAGTTCCCCGATCCCCTGATGTTGAACACGGATGGCAACATCAAGTTTGTGGATGCCCCCTATATCGCCATTCGTGACACCGTTACGGTGGAAGGCCGTATCACCAAGCGCAAGTTGGCCTATGAAGTGTTCATGGATGCCGTGGCCGAACTGGAAAAGAAACAGAACGATTTCCGAACCATCGTGGTTGACCTTCTGGAAGATGTTTATGAATCGTGCCGGGTTTACATCTGTGACCGTCAGGGCTGGAAGCATGAATCTGATGATTCCTTCCGTGCATGGGATATGGTCAGAAGTGAGTTCCTGAACACCCTGAAGCGGCTTGTGAATCTGGACTATGAAAACATCATCCTGATCAGCCATGAGGACAGAAGCCGTGACCTGACCCGCAAAGGGGGCGATAAGATCAGTTCCATCAAGCCGAACCTTCAGGATAAGGTGGCAAACAAGGTGGCCGGTATGGTTGATCTGGTGGCCCGTATCGTGGCGGACGATGATGAACGGGTGCTGTCTTTCAAGACTTCTGAAGTGATCTTCGGCGGTGGCCGTTTGACTGTCCGTGATAAGGAAATCCCGCTGACCTATGACGCTTTCTGTGAAGTCTACGAGGAAGCCAACCAGAAGGCCGCAGGAGCCGTGAAGCGTGGCGGCAATACCCCGGCTACCCCCGCACCTGAAACCACCGACACGCCCACCACAGCGCCCAGCAGAAGGGGCAGAAAGGCCAAGACTGAAACCCCGCCCCCGGCTGATAACTATGATCCGGCTGAAGATGCGGCAAAGGCGGCTTGTGGTGATCCTGATGGAACTTGGACACCGGGCGGCGGTGAAAAGGATGATTCTGTTCCTGTTGCTGAACCGGCCACCGGTGACACCTCGCCTTGGAACGATCTTCCCAAATGCCCGGACGGTGAACGCATTTTCAGACAGCACGATCAGAACCCGGAAATCCCCCTTTGTCCGTCCATTGACGCTGGCCACCGTTGCCACAAGGAAGGCGGCCCCGATGGTTGCCCCCTGTGGGATCGCCCCAAGGCACAGGCAGAGGAACCCGCACCCAAGACGGATGCTAACCCGCCCCGCCGTACCCGGAAGAAGCGTGAAGAATAATGGCTGATGTGCTGATGATTGCCGGGAAGCCTGAAACCATTTTCAAGGCCCGTGATTTTGAATATCTGGTTGAAAAGCACATGGGCTATGAAGCGGCCAAGTATTTCCGGGAATACGCTGAAAAGGCTGATGAAGAAGTCAGATCGGCCAAGGCCGGTGAGAACACAGACCTTGCTTCCTATGAAGCTGACCTTGAAAGCAATCACAGAGCCTTTCAGGACATTCAGACGGAAGCCGCAGTTATCACGGGTGTTCTTCAAGAAAAACGGATAAACCGTGAGAAGATCGCCCATGCAGTCAGGGAAATTGGAAAGATAATTTCCAACCAAATATAAGGAGGAACCCAAAATGAAAAACGATGCCCTGAACCATTTCAAAGAGGAAATGAACAAGCGTGGCCTGTTCCGCAAGATTCAGGTGTGCGCCAACCTAATCCCCCCCCCCGCCCGGTGCTGATGGTGAAGCCCTGATTGAACTTCATCGTTCCGCCGCCAAGATCGCCATTCGGAATTACGCTGAACATCATGAAGATTTTTGTGATGTGATGGCGGATGCGGCCCTTGATCATCTGCTGAACACCGTTCTTCCTGATGATCTGTTCATTCCTGATGGTGGTTTTTCCCCTACGAAAGAAGAAGTTGACAACATGAACAGGGCCAAGGAAACGGCTGACAAAGCGGCCAAGGTGCTTGATACCCTGTTTGGTGGGTTGGCTGATCTTCTGAAAACCATTTAATAAATACATTTTTTGGAGGTAAAAAACTATGGCTATTGATTTTGACAAGATTGATCGTTCTGTTGATCTGAAGGGCCTTCAGGCTGATGTGGAGGATGCCAAGAAGAACGGCGGCGGTGATTTCCCCACCATCCCCGCTGGCAAGTATGAAGTGAAGCTGGAAAGCATGGAGATCAAAGGCACCAAGGCCGATCCCAACCGCCCCATGCTGGCCGTGTCCTTCAAAATCCTGTCCGGTGAGTTCAAGAACCAGCGCCTTTTCATGAACCGTGTCCTTTACGGCACCAAGAATGACAAGAACATGATCGCTTCTGCTATGGGCTTCCTTGAAAAGCTGGATTCCGGTGTTCCTGTCAGCTTCACCAGCTACAAGCAGTTTGCCCAGCTTGTTCTTGATGTGGCGGAAGCTATTGATGGAACTTTGGAATATGCGGTGGACTACGATGATTCCCGCTTCAATTCCATCACCGTTGAAGAAGTTTTTGAGGTTGAAAACTGACCCAAAATTTTTTACAATGATTGTAGGCAAATAGTCTACCGAAAAGCAACTGTTGTCTACTTGAAAATTCACTTTCAAGCCGGGGCGAAAGCCCCGGAATGGCCCCAAGTGAAAGCCTTCCCGTGGCGGGGCTGATAAGGCGGAAACGCTGACCGATTTCACGAAAGCTGAAAGGATGTGAGTTGATGATCTTCTATGATTTTGAGGTTTTCCGGTATGACTGGCTGGTTGTCCTGATCGACCTGAACGCCCGAAAAGAAACCGTGATTATCAACGATCCCGACAAGCTGAAACGCTTCTATGAGGAACACAAGGGTGTGATTTGGGCCGGTTATAATTCCCGGAACTATGATCAGTACATCCTGAAGGCCATTCTGTGTGGGTTTGATCCAAAGCCTGTGAATGATTGGATCATTGCAGAAAATAAACCCGGTTACAGATATTCAAGCCTGTTCAGGGAATACCCGCTGATCAATTATGATGTGATGCCGAACCCGCCAATCAGCCTGAAGGCGCTGGAAGCGTTCATGGGCCATTCCATTAAAGAAACTTCTGTTCCCTTCGACATTGACCGGCCTTTGACTGAAGCAGAGTTGGCCGAAACGGTCAAATATTGCCGCCATGATGTGGAACAGACGGTGGAAGTGTGGTTAAGGCGGAAAGAAGATGAATTTGATGCCCAAATGTCACTTGTGAAGGCGTTCCACCTTCCCATTTCTGACATTGGCCGCACCAAAGCACAACTTTCCGCCAAAATCCTTGGGGCCGTTCAAAGGGAACACAATGATGAATTTGAAATTGAGTTCCCGCCCAGCTTGCGGATCGAAAAATACACGGAAGTTTTGAATTGGTACAAGAACCCCTTGAACCGTGATTATTCCAAAACTCTTGAACTGGATGTGGCCGGGGTTCCACATGTGTTCGCTTGGGGTGGCCTTCACGGGGCCATTCCCAAATATCACGGGGAAGGTTGGTTTGTCAATGTGGATGTGGCTTCCTATTACCCGTCTTTGATGCTGGTTTATAAGTGGCTTTCTCGTAATGTTCACGATCCTTCCAAGTATGCGGAAATCTATCACACCCGCCTGAAGCTGAAGGCGGAGAAGAACCCCATGCAACAGCCTTACAAGATTGTTCTGAACAGCACCTATGGCGCTATGAAGGATAAGCACAATGCCATGTATGACCCCCGGCAAGCCAACAATGTTTGTGTGGGCGGTCAGCTTCTTCTTCTGGATTTGATTGAACGGCTGGAAGATCATTGTGAAATCATCCAGAGCAACACAGATGGCATTTTGGTCAAACTTCGCCGGTATGAAGATTTTGAAATGCTGGACGATCTGTGTTGGGAGTGGGAGCAAAGAACCGGGATGCGCCTTGAATTTGATGAATTTCAAAAGGTGTATCAGAAGGATGTGAACAATTACATCATTGTTCCTTCCGGGCCGCTTCGTGATGAAAAAGGGAAACCCCGCTGGAAGTGCAAGGGTGCCTATGTCAAAAAGCTGTCTGATCTGGATTATGACCTTCCCATTGTCAACCGGGCCATTGTGAACTATTTCCTTCAGGGGATCAGCCCGGAAACAACTATCATGGAATGTTCCAATCTTCGAGATTTTCAGAAGGTTGTGAAGGTGTCCAGCAAGTACAAATATGCCCTTTATTCCCCGGTGATTACGGAAGCCAAGATCAGGGATGAAAAAGGCCGTTCTAAGAAAATCACCCGCTTCAGCGGCGGTGAGGTTCAGACGGATAAAACCTTCCGGGTGTTCGCTTCCAAGGATCAGAGCAAGGGCGGAATCTTCAAGGTTTCCGGGAAAATCGTCAAGGGCCGGGAAAAGAACCCTGAAAAGTTCGGCAACACCCCGGATCATTGTTTCTTCATCAATGATGATGTGACCAACCTTCCTATCCCGGATGAACTGGACAAGCAATATTACATTGATGTTGCTTGGGATCGGTTGAAAGATTTCGGGGTGGAGCGATGAACAATAAAACCTTTCGGGGGGGGGGGAGCGTTGAAGCATGGAACTGTTTAGGGGCTATGTGCCTACCAGAAACAAACAATGCCTTGAAAAGTTCAAAGGCGTTGAAAAATTGAAAACCCGTTCTGAAGTCCAAGACCTTGATGAATATGCCGGTATTCTTGGGGAAGAAACCATCCTGATTGATGTGGACGATGCGGAAACATCTGAACTTTTGTTCAGAATTGTTCAGGATTTAGAACTGAAGTGCAGAGTGTACGCCACCACACGGGGAAAACACTTCTTGTTCAAGAACTGTGGTGTTAAAAAAAGCTGGACGAAATGCACCTTGGCCGTGGGTATCACCACGGATGGAAAGGTTGGAGCCAATAACAGCTATGAAATCTTGAAGTCCGGTGGCGTGGAACGGCCCATTCTGTATGACTTCCCTGAAGGGGAGATTCAAGAACTTCCCAAGTGGCTGACCCCAGTAAAAAGCAACTATGATTTCCCGAACCTTGGGGAAGGTGATGGGCGGAACCAAACCTTGTTTAACTACATTCTGACCCTTCAGAGTGACGATTTCACCAAGGAAGAAGCCCGTGAATGTATCAGGCTGATTAACCGTTATGTGCTGAAGAAGCCCCTTTCCGACAAGGAACTTGATGTGATCCTTCGGGATGATGCCTTCAAGAAAACATCCTTCTTCCGGGATAAAACCTTCCTGTTTGATAAGTTCGCCACCTACCTAAAGAACAACAACCATATTGTGAAGATCAATAACCAGCTTCACATTTACAAGGATGGTATCTATGTTTCCGGTGCCGGTGAGATTGAAGGGGCCATGATCAAGCTGATCAGCAACCTGAAACGGGCGTGGCGTTCGGAAGTCCTGTCCTATCTGGAAATCATGATTGAGGAAAACACCAAGGCCACCAACCCGAATATCATTGCTTTCAGCAACGGCCTTTACAATATCCGGGATGGTTCTTTCAAAGAGTTCACCCCGGATGTAGTCATTACAAACAAAATCCCGTGGCCGTACAACCCCGCCGCCCATGATGATCTGTTGGATCATACCCTGAACCGGTTGGCCTGTGATGATCCTGAAGTTCGGGCCTTGCTGGAAGAAATGGTGGGCTATTGTATGTACCGCCGCAACGAACTTGGCAAAGCCTTCATTCTGATTGGCGATAAGAGCAACGGCAAATCCACCTTTCTTCATGTGGTGAAGAACCTTCTTGGGGATCAGAACATTGCTTCCCTTGACCTGAAGGAATTGGGCGATAGGTTCAAAACCGCTGAACTGTTCGGAAAGCTGGCGAACATCGGTGATGATATTGGTGATGAATTTATTGCCAATGCTTCCGTGTTCAAGAAGCTGGTCACGGGTGATCGGGTGAATGTAGAGCGCAAAGGCCAAAATCCATTTGAGTTCAACAATTATTCCAAGTTCCTGTTCAGCGCCAACAATATTCCCCGTATCAAGGATAAAACCGGAGCCGTTCAGCGGCGTTTGGTGATTGTTCCCTTCGATGCCAAGTTCACCCCCAATGATGCTGACTTCCGCCCGTTCATCAAGGATGAACTGTGTGAACAGGGTTCTATGGAATATCTGGCCTTGCTTGGCCTTCAGGGGTTGAAGCGGGTTCTTGGGAACGCACAGTTCACCACTTCCAGCAGAGTTCAGGGGCAGTTGGACGAATATGAGGAAAACAACAACCCCATTATTGGGTTCATCAATGAAGTGGGTGTTGACGGGATTGAAAATGAAGCCACCGATTCCGTGTATCGCCGGTATAAGGAATATTGCATTGCGAACAACTTCCAAGCCCTTTCCAAGATTGAGTTTTCCCGGCAGATCACAAAACGCTGTGGCTTCACAACGGCCCTGAAATGGATTAGAAATCGAAAAACCCGTGTGTTTGTGAAAGGCGGTGACACAGAATGAAAGTTCTTGAATTATTTGCTGGAACCCGTTCTATTGGACGGGCCTTCGCAGGGGGGGGGCATGATGTGTATTCCATCGAATGGGATGATAGTTTCCCGGATATATCGTGGTACATGGATATTTCAAAAATCACTTCCGCCGACATTTTAGAACGGTTTGGGAAGCCTGATGTTATTTGGGCTTCCCCGGATTGTACCACTTATAGCATAGCCGGTATTTCTCATCATCGGGTTCAAGAACCAAATGGAAACTTGGCCCCGGTTTCAGAATATGCCAAGTTCTGTGATACCCTGAACCGCCATGTTCTGAAACTGATTTCAGAACTTCAGCCCACATTCTGGTTCATAGAGAATCCCCGTGGCGGGATGCGAAAAATGGACTTCATGAAAGGGTTACCCCGTTACACCCTTACTTACTGCCAATACGGTGATATGAGGATGAAGCCCACGGACATTTTTACAAATCATCCAGCGCCCCGGTTCAAGCCACCGTGCCATAATGGTGATCCGTGCCATGTAGCGGCTCCACGGGGAGCGAGAACAGGCACCCAAGGGCTGAAAAATCATGTTGAACGATCCAGAATCCCGGATGGGTTATGCAACTACATTGTTCAAATCTGTGAAGATGGAATGAACTATAAAAAATTTTTTGAAAAAGCTGGTGATTGAATGGCCCACGAATATTCCAAGTTCAAGAACAAAAATATTCCCTATGCCAAGGTTGGGCGGCGGGTGTTCAATAGCCTGTTTGATGCAGAAACCTTTTGCACCGAACACAGCCTTGATGTCAATTCAGCCATTGAATACCGGGATGATTCTGAATTGAAAAATAACATTCAAACAATCGCCCAATACCAGAAGGCCATTCTTCAGGAATGTTTAGACCGGCTGAAGGCCCGTGCTGAAGCCTTGGTTCAAGAAATCAACCGGTGTAATGCTGATTTGGAAAAGTGCCACCCGCTGGATCGTGGTTTCTTGACGGATCGGCGGAATGAAGCCATTGCAAAACATACGGGTACGATGGAAGCCCGTGAGATTGTGGCCGGATTGAAAAATAATTTAGAAAGGTTGACTGGTTGGCATGATTAAAGACAGCGGTGAACGCACCGAGTTTGGAACCGGCGCTGTTCGTGATATGCACAGCGGCAAAGGCCGCATGGATTTACTTCCGTGGGAAGCCTTGATAGAGGTTTCCAAGCATTGTGAAGAAGGGGCCTTGAAGTATGGTGAACGGAACTGTGAAAAGGGTATTCCCATTCACAGCCTGATTGATTCGGCCTTCCGCCACCTTGCCAAGTACATGATGGGCATGAAGGATGAACCCCACCTTCGGGCGGCGGCTTGGAACATCCTGTTTGCCCTTTACATGGAGATCAAACACCCTGAACTTCAGGATATACCAACCAGAACCATTGGTGATCCGTGTGAAGGCTGTGCAAATATCAACCGCCCTTGGAACGATTCTGTGTGCGGCCATTGTTCCCGGCTGAATGATCAGAGATATGATGCTTACCAGAAGAAAGGATGAACACCGTGAAAATTATCAAGCCTGATGTGAAGTTTATCACCCCGATTGATGGGGCCACCATTCTGAAGCGGCTGGAACAATGTGGCCGTGTCTGCTACAAGTCCGAGGATAAGACCACGGAAGGTTCCGCTGAAAAGTTCGTTGCCGGGATCATCAAGCGTGGGCATGAAGCGGTTCTGGAACATTGTTCCTTTACGGTGAAGTTCATTTGTGATCGTGGGGTTTCTCATGAGATCGTCCGCCACCGGATGGCTTCTTACTGTCAGGAATCCACCCGCTATTGTAATTACGGCAAGGGCAAGTTCGGTGAGGAAATCACGGTGATTGAACCTTGCTTCTGGCCTGAAGGTTCTGATTTGTATTGGGCATGGAAAAACGCTTGTCTGATCTCTGAACAATGCTATTTTTCTTTGTTGAAATCAGGAGCCACCCCGCAAGAAGCCCGTTCCGTTCTGCCCAACAGCCTGAAAACGGAAGTGGTCATGACGGCCAACATTCGTGAATGGCGGCATTTCCTGAAGTTGCGCTGTTCACCCGCCGCACACCCGCAGATGCGGGAAGTGGCCCTGATCCTGTTGGACAAGGTTCACGCCCTGATTCCGGTATGCTTTGATGATATTTGGAGTGAATACCATGCCGATGTTTAAGAAGTCCGGTGGTAAAATCTTCGCCGTTCAGTTCAACAAAGCTGAAGAACGGGCCTTGGATCAGGAAATCAAGAAACAGATTGTGGAAAATGATCGGGCTTTTGACATGGACAAAGAATCATCCATCCTGTGGATGCTTCACACCCAATTTGGATTTGGCCCAAAGCGTCTGAAGCTGGCGTGGAAGCTGTTCTATGCCGAAACCTTGAAGCTACGGGAACATTACTTGATGGAACAAGCCGATGATGGGTGGTTGGCCCGTAAAAAGCTGAAGGACATTGGGTGTGACATTGAAGAATGGTACAGAGAAGAAGGAGGGAAAACCGATGCCTAAACCTTGGGAAAATGCTGAAGGGTATCACGATCCGACAGCCTACCACGGCACAAAGAACATCATCCGTGACGAGGATGAACAGCAGAAGCGGGTGAACACCCTGATTTTCGTGCTGAAGTACATCACCCGTTTGGCGGGGTTTGAACTTCTGAACCGTATTGAAATCAAAGACCGTAAGACCGGGAGGGAATACAAATGAGAAAATTGTCATTGGAGGAATGGAAAGAGGTGGCAGAAAAAATAAATTCAGCAGAGAAAGCCGTTTCCGCTATTGGATTTAATTTTCCGAAATCCATTTCAAATAAAATTGTCACGGTTTTGCACAAATTAGGAGAAATCAAGTTTGATATGCAATTTAGATGTTCGGAAATCGAATATCCTGAAATTCCTTTGAGTGAAATAGATGATATTTGGGAGGGAACTTGACTGGTTTGAACAGGTGCTTCTTCAGTAGGAGTTGGAACAGCGTGTGGAACAGATATGGAACAGATATTTTCAATACATCTGTTCCGTTCTGAACCCCCTTGATTTTCAAGATTTTTTTCCTGTTTTTGATAGCATGGAACAGATGGTACAGATGTGAATATACTTTCTTCTTATATAAGAAAAAATATATAAGATATGTGTATATAAGCAAATTGCCATTTTATCTGTACCATCTGTTCCGAACCCTTGAAAACCCTTGATTTTTCGGCATTTGTCAACGGTACAGATGTACCCTGAAACGGAACAGATTACCGCAGAAAGGATGTGTTACATAGTGAATGACAAAGACCTTTCCCAACAGGCTAAAGAATACTTTGCCCAAATCAGGAAAACGGATCGTTTGATCCATCGGCTTGATAGTACCATTGCAACCTTGCGTTCCAGCTTGACTTCTACCGGAAGCCAACTGAAGCAGGACAAGGTTCAGACTTCAGGCCCCAAGAATACCCTTGAAGAAACCATCACCAAGATCATTGACCTTGAAGCCAAGATCAATGCCCGGATTGATGAACTTGTGAGCATGAAACAGGAAGCGTTCACCATGATCAACCGGATTCCTGACCTTGATCAGCAAAATATTCTGATCGGGCGCTATATTCAGTTGAAAAAATGGGAAGATATTTCTGAAGAACTGAATTATTCTATGCAATGGGTTTTTGAACTTCACGGAAAGGGTTTACTTGCTTTTGCCAAGGCAAACAGCGACTTTCTAAACAACCGAGAAAACCAGAGTACCACCGGTTCCAAACAGAGTAAAGAATCGGTAGAATAGTAAATAAGAAATTGCGCCTACGGGAAACCGGGGCGCTTTTTCTATGCCTGATGAAAGGGGTGAATACCTGTGACACCAAGACAGCGGAAGTTCTGTGATGAATACCTGATCAGCGGCAACGCTACGGATGCGGCAATCAAGGCGGGGTATTCGCCCAAGACCGCAAAGCAGACGGGTTCTGAAAACCTTGCAAAACCTGACTTGAAAGCGTACATCGAAACCGAACTTGAAAAACTTCATTCGGCCAAGATCGCTGATGCTGAAGAAGTCATGAAATACCTGACTTCGGTAATGCGGGGGGAACATACTGAAGAAATCCCGATCCTGTGCGGTGACGGTTGCCAAGAGTTGACGCAGAAAGAGGTTGGAGCCAAGGAAAGGCTGAAGGCCGCTGAACTGATCGGCAAGCGTTATGGTATGTTCACGGACAAGGTAGGTGTGGAAGGGGCCGTTCCGGTGATTATCACGGGGGATGATCAACTTGAAGATTAGCCCACAGGCCAAGCGGGTTCACCTTCCTGAAGTAGTTGGCAAGGGTTACGGAACCTTCTGGAACTTCAAAGGCCGTTACCGGGTGTGTAAGGGAAGCCGTGCTTCCAAGAAATCCAAGACAACGGCCCTGAACATCATCAAACGGATGATGCAATACCCGGAAGCCAATACCCTTGTGGTTCGCAAGGTGTTCAGAACCTTGAAAGATTCCTGTTTCACTGAACTGAAATGGGCAATCAACCGCCTTGGGGTTTCAGCCTATTGGGAAATCAAGGAAAGTCCCCTTGAAATGACCTACCTTCCCACCGGTCAGAAGATTTACTTTCGGGGCCTTGATGATCCCCTGAAGGTCACTTCAATTACGGTTGAAATAGGGTTTCTGTGCTGGTGCTGGATTGAAGAAGCATACGAAATCATGAATGAAGCTGATTTTGATATGCTGGATGAATCCATCCGTGGTGCTATCCCGGAAGAAACCGGCCTGTTCAAGCAAATCACGCTGACATTCAACCCGTGGAACGAAAAGCATTGGATCAGGAAACGCTTCTTCGGGGAGATCACCGGCAAGGATGCCCAAGGGAACCCCACATACAAGTTCCATGATAGCTGGATCAGCCCGGATGGGCAGATTTACGCCACAACCACTAATTACCTGTGTAATGAATGGCTGGACACGGCGGATTTGAAGGTGTTCAACACCATGAAGGAAAACAACCCCCGCCGCTACAAGGTGGCTGGCCTTGGGGGTTGGGGCATTGTGGATGGCCTGATTTTCGATAATTGGCGGGAAGAAGCCTTTGACATTCAGGCTATTTCCAAAAAGGCTGGTGTGAAAAGCGCCTTCGGCCTTGACTTCGGTTATACCAACGATCCCACGGCCTTGTTCTGTGGGCTGGTGAGCCAAGCGGAAAAGACCATTTGGGTATTTGATGAACTGTATGAAAAGGCCCTGACCAACCGGGCAATCTGTGACCGGATCACCGGTATGGGTTATGCCAAGGAACGGATCAAGGCCGATTGTGCCGAACCCAAGAGCATTGACGAACTGCAGGATGCTGGCCTTCATCGTATCAGAGCCGCCCGGAAGGGCAAGGACAGCGTGAACAACGGAATCCAGTACATTCAGGGTTATACCATCATTGTTCATCCCCGATGCGTGAACTTCATTACCGAAATTTCAAACTACACTTGGGCTGAAGATAAGTTTGGGGGCAAGATCAACACCCCCATTGATGATTTCAACCACCTGATGGATGCCATGCGTTATGGGCTGGAAGATATGCTGGTTGGCCCCGCCTTCAGCTTCGATTAACAACATGATAGTAACAAATTGCCCCGGAAACCTTGTGTTTCCGGGTGCTTGCATTTATTAAGCAATAGAAAGGGTGATTGACTATGTTTCTGAATAACGCTATGGATCGGATCAATCGCCTGATTATTCAGGGTGGGCGAACCGGCATGACAGAACTTCAGTTCTTTGCCGCCGAGATCAAGGAATGGAAGGACAGCCCCCGCCGCAAGGATCAGTTGCGTGGTGATCTGTACTATGAAGGACAGCATGACATTTTGAAGCGTCAGCGCACGATCATTGGCGAGGATGGCAAACTTCAGGTTGTGAACAATCTTCCGAACAACCGCCTGATTGATAACCAATACGCCCTGATGGTGGATCAGAAAACCAACTACCTTGTGGGCAAGCCCTTCACCCTGAACTGTCAGGATAAAGGTTACACGGATGCTTTGGGAAAGGTTTTCAACAAACGGTTTTACCGGCTTCTGAAATATGTTTGTGAAGATGCCCTGAACGGTGGCCTTGGCTGGATTTACCCCTATTATACGGATGCCGGGGAACTGGCCTTCAAGCATTTCCCCGCCTATGACATTCTTCCGTTTTGGGCGGACGATGATCATACCATCCTTGATTGTGCGGTTCGCTATTACACCCAAGAGGTTTGGAACGGCTACACGAAAGAAAAGGTTGAGAAGGTGGAAATCTTCAAAACCGATGGCATTTACCGGTATATCTATCAAAATGATATGCTGATCGCTGATGTGGAAGCCGGTGAACATGAAAACTATTTCATGGTTGAGGAAGAAGGACAGGAACCCAAGGGGTTCAACTGGACACGGATTCCGCTGATCCCGTTCAAGTACAACAAACAGGAAATTCCCCTGATTCGCCGTGTGAAAACCCTTCAGGATGGTATCAATGTGATGCTGTCCGACTTTGAAAACAATATGCAAGAGGACGCACGGAACACCATTCTGGTTCTGAAGAACTATGACGGTGAAAATCTTGGTGAGTTCCGCCACAACCTTTCCACCTATGGAGCCGTAAAGGTTCGTGAGGATGGCGGGGTTGAAACCCTTCAGGTTGAAATCAATGCAGAGAATTACAAGGGCATTTTGGAACTTCTGAAGAAATCCCTGATTGAAAATGCCCGTGGCTATGATGCCAAGGATGATCGGTTGTCTGGCAATCCAAACCAGATGAACATTCAATCCATGTATTCTGACATTGACCTTGACGCAAACGGCATGGAAACCGAGTTCCAAGCGGCCTTTGAAGAACTGTTGTGGTTCATCAATCAGGATTTCAGCAACAGGGGCTTGGGCGATTATGAAGGCGCTGAACTTCAGATCGTGTTCAACCGTGACATTCTAATCAATGAAACGGAATCCATTGAAAACTGTTCCAAGTCCGTTGGTATTCTGTCCACGGAAACCATTGTGGAACAGCACCCGTGGGTTACGGATGTTGAAGTGGAGCTGGCCCGGTTGCGTAAGGAAAAGGATGAAGCAATGGAACAAGCACAGGAATACGCCGGGGCCTTCCAGACCGGCAACCAGAATAAAGGTGACAATGGCGAGGGTGAATACCCCCCGCCGTTTCACAATATATGCCGGGGCAGACCTTGAGTGTGGCGGGGTGCTATTACTCCTACCCGCCAAAGGGTGAAATTCCCTTCCCCGGCCCATCATGGCCCGTTAGGCAAGCGGGTAAGACACCGCCCTTTCACGGCGGTAACGCCGGTTCAACTCCGGCACGGGCTACCATAGGCCACAAAGGAAGGAACCAAAATTCAGCAAGGCGGAAGCCCCTATGAAGAAACAGCGTGGCCTTTTATGCTGAAGTGATGGAACAGGCAGACAAGGCGGATTCAAAATCCGTTGCCGCAAGGCGTGTGGGTTCAAATCCCACCTTCAGCACCATTATTCAGGATTGGAGGATCAGCCCATGAACAATGCGGATTATTGGCGGGGCCGGTTTTCCATCTTGGAGGACAGCGCCTACAGAGAAGCCCAGCAAACCATTCAGGCCATGGAAGAAATGTATCTGGATGCCCAGCGTTCAGTTCAGAAGGAAATTGAAAGCTGGTATGCCCGGTTTGCGGACAACAACCAAATCAGCCTGACCGATGCCCGGAAATGGCTGACCGCTGGACAGCTTGAAGAATTTCATTGGACGGTTGAACAGTATATCAAGATCGGTGAACAGGCCGGGTTGGATGCGGCATGGCTGAAGAAGCTGGAAAACGCTTCCGCCCGGTTCCATATTTCCCGCCTTGAATCTGTTCAGATGGGTATTCAGCAACAGCTTGAATTGCTGTACGGCAATCAGGTTGATAGTCTGGATGCCCTGTTGAAGAAGGTTGTGGGCAATGGCTACACCCACACGGCTTTTGAGGTTCAGAAGGGTGTGGGCCTTGGTTGGGATATTACCGGGCTGGATCAGAAGAAACTTGAAACATTGCTTTCAAAGCCTTGGACAACGGACGGGCGAACCTTCCGGGATCGCTGTTGGTTGAACAAGAATGATCTGGTGGGTTCGGTTAGCAAGAGCCTGACGCAAGGGCTTCTTCGGGGTGATTCTCCGGCCAAGATCACCACGGCCATTCAGAAGCAGTTCGGGGTTCATCGGTATAAGGCGGGGCGGTTGGTCAACACAGAAACCACCTATTTCAACGCCGTTGCCACAAAGGAATGTTACAAGGATTTGGATGTTGAAATGGTGGAAATCATTGAAACGCTGGATTCCCATACCTGTTCCATTTGTGGTGGGCTTGATGGTACGGTGATCCCCATTTCCCAATATGAACCCGGCGTGACTGTGCCGCCGTTCCATCCCAACTGTCGAGGAACTACGGCCCCGGCCATTGATCCCAAGTATGCCGGTGAAAGAGCCGCCCGGAACGCTGATGGGGATGTGTACTATGTTCCCGCCAACATGAAATATGCTGATTGGGTTCAGACCTTCGTGAACGGCGGTTCCAAGGCTGGCTTGACCGTTGCAAAAGCTGTTGATATAATGAAATTGCGGGAAACTATCAAGGCAAAAGAACAACATTTTTCTGATTTGAAAGCTGAATATGCTTCTTTGGAGGAAACGAACCAGCGGTATTATTTATCTTCTTCGGATTTTGATGATCCCAATGAAAAAGCAGAATGGCGAAAGTGGCGAAAAACGGTTGATATTAACCAAGTTCAAGCCCGTATGTCAGAATTGCGAATGAAGGATTTGCCCCTTGCAAATGCAGATTTGGCGGAAGCAAGATTCCAGCTTTTGAAGGCCCCCGGCGCTTCAGGATATACCCCGGTTTCGACTTTGAAAGAAGCTGAAGCATATTGCAAATCTGTTCTTGGAATCAATGCTGATTTTAAGGGGCTTTCTATTGAATCGGTGAATGGGTGGAATCAGGGCCTTTCAGATATGCAAGAAGTATTTCCAGATTTGGTGCGGAAAAGATTTAATTTTGTTGGAGAATCCCATCAGAGAAATGCTATTGCCAAACAAATTGAGTTTCAACGGCAACTTGACTGGATTAAGCAAAACAATGTTTACAACTGGACGGATGCCCAATGTGAAGAATGGGCAAAGAAAAAGGCTAATTCGTTTGTTCGGAAGTATCTTTCAGTTGGAAATGAAATGGCTTCCAGTTGGTCACCTCGCTCACCGTTCGATCCTTGCCGGGGTATCTGTCTGAACCGTGGCTTCTATGCTGACTTTGAATCCGCTTCAAAGTCTATGATCCGTCAGGTAGAAATTAAGTGGCACCCGGATAGTTGTTCCACGGTGAAATCTGTGTTTGATCATGAGTTCGGGCACCAATTAGATGATTGGTTGGGGGTTGGAAAACAGAAGAATATTCAGGCCCTATTTGATTCCAGAACCAGAGATCAAATTAAAGATGAACTTTCGGAATATGCGTGGAATAACCACAATTCAAATCGCTATTCTGAAATGATCGCTGAAGGTTGGTCAGAGTATTGTAACAACCCTAACCCACGCCCAATGGCAATGGAAATTGGAGAAACCATAGAAAGGTTGTATGCAGAATGGGCAAAGACGAATTTTTGAAAGAAGCCCGTAAAATGGGGATGAATGAAAAGCTGATTGCTGAAATTGTGGAGGAAGTGGAAGAAGATATTGCTTCTGGCCTTCCGATTGATTGGAAAATGTATCTAATTGAACCAGTGATCAGCGATTAACCCTATATCTGATGATTTGACCACCCCGGCCTTTGGCCGGTGGTGGTTTTTTCATACCATTTTCGCCGTTTCCCGGTGGTGGGCGGTAAACAGAACCGGAAAAATCGTGGTTCCTAACCCACGGTAAAAAAGGATTTTGGAGGTAACAACAATGACTAAAGAAAAGCTGTTGGAATGGGGCCTGACTGAAGAACAGGCCACAAAGGTTATGGAGGGCTTGAACGGTTCCTTCGTCACCAAGGCCCGGTTCAATGAGGTCAACACCGAACTGACCACCGCCAAGAACACCATCAAAGAGCGTGACACCCAGCTTGAAACGCTGAAGAAGGCTTCTGGTGACACCAAGGCCCTTCAGGATCAGATCACACAGCTTCAGGCCGATAACAAGAAGAAGGACACGGATCACGCCGCTGAACTGAAGAATCTGAAAATCAGCAATGCGGTTGAACTGGCCCTGACCGGCGCAAAGGCCAAGAACAACACCGCTGTTAAGGCGCTGTTGGTTGATTTCATCGGTAAGGCTGAATTGGCGGAGGATGGAACCGTCAAGGGCCTTGATGATGAAGTCAAGAAGTTGGTGGAAGGCAAGGACACGGCTTTTCTTTTTGAGAAGTCCACCGGCACCAAATTCAAGGGGGCCAAATCCGCTGAAAAGGGTGATGGCGCTGAAGGCGGCATGACCCTTGAAAAGCTGAAGGCCATGAACCCCTTGGATCGCTACAACTATTCCGTCAACCATCCTGACGAATACAAAGAACTTTATGGAGGTAATGAGTAATGGCAAACACTTGCTACGATAACTTTTTCCTGTCCAACGAAATTGAAGATCAGTACCAGAGCCACCTTGATCTTCAGCAGTTTTGCACCGTGGACAACAACCTGACCGGTGTTGCTGGCATGATTCGCAAGATTCACAAGTACAAGGCCACTGATGGCACCGAGAAGCTGACCATGGGCAACGGCAACACCAAGACCATTGAAGCCGGTTACACCGAGAAGGAATACCGGATTCAGATGGCCCAGAACCGCTTCCAGTATTATGACGAGGAAGCCATGACCGATCCCATGGTGATCACCACCGGCACCCGTCACGCTGGTACGGATATGTTCAACACCGTGAACGCTGACATTTTCAGCGCTTTCAACGAGGCCACCATGACCATCGTGACCACCGCCCTTGGCTTTGATGCCTTTGTGGATGGTGCGGCCATGCTGAATCTGGAAAACCTTGAAGGTGTGACCATCTTCGGCTTCGTCAACCCCGCTGATATGGCGAAACTTCGCAAGGCCCTGAAGGACGATCTGAAGTATGTGGAAGCATACGCCAAGCAGGGCTATGTTGGCACCGTGGGCGGTATCAACATCTACACCAAGAAGAACGCCGAAACCGGCAAGGTGGTCATTGCCACCAAGGAAGCTGTTACCCTGTTCAACAAGAAGGGTACGGAAGTGGAACAGGAGCGTGAAGGCAACATCCGCCGCAACACGGTTTATTCCCGCAAGTATTACCTTGCGGCCATGACCAATGAAGCCAAGGCGGTGAAGATCATCACCGGTTCCGCCGCTGTCACCGCTGACACCACGGTTTCCAGCGACAAGACCTATTACGCCGCTTCCGGTATCGGCTATGTGAAGGTCACGCCCGGTTCCGGTGACAACCCCAAGACCAAGGGTTGGTACGAAATCACGGCGGCGTAAGAAAGGCGGTGAACCCCGTTGCGTGATAAAGCGGTTGCAATGCTAACGGCCCTTGGCGTGGCGGGGGCCGCTGATGATCCGTTGTTGGATATGGTTTTGACCAATGCTCAATGGAGGATCAAAAACCTTTCCAACCTTTCCGAAATCCCGGAGGGGTTGGAAAGTCTGGCCGTTTCTATGGCCGTGGGCGAATACCTGAACATGAAGAAGTGTTCTGGACAGCTTGAAGGGTTTGATTTGGATGCGGCGGTGAAATCCATTCAGGAAGGTGACACCAACATTACCTTTGCCCTTGGTGAAGGTAGTTCAACCCCTGAACAGAGGTTGAACAGCCTGATTGATTATCTGATCAACGGGCGCATTGGTGAAATCTACCGTTATAGGCGGTTGGTATGGTGAATAAGGCCGTGCGAACCGCCTTGGAACGGTTGTGGAAGGATCGGTGTTCTATCTTCATCCGTGAGGAAGTCACCGATCCTGTCACCCACCTGACGGATTCTGAAGAAAAGCCGCTTCTTCAGGATCAGCCGTGCAAGCTGTCTTTTGAAACATTAACTTCAACCAATGGGGATGAAGTGGCAACCGCCCAACAGGTGGTGAAGCTGTTTCTTTCCCCGGATGTGAAGGTTCCCGCAGGATGCAAGATTATTGTCACCCGGCCAAACGATGTGGAACGAACCTTCACCTATTCCCGTTCCGGTGAACCGGGTGTTTTCTCCAACCATCAAGAAATCATGCTTGAACCCTTCAGGGGGTGGGCCTGATGGGAAGATGGGGCCGGTGTGATTACCGGGAATTGAAGAAGCTGGATGAACGCCTTCAACAGCTTTCGGAAGTTGACATGGATCGGCTTTGCCGGGATGCCGCCAAGAAGGTTGCCCAAATCCTTCTGAATAAGGTGAAGAAAAGAACCCCCGTTGGTGTGGTTCCGCCGTATGCTACGGATGAAGCCAAGGAAGAATATTGGCCCGGTTATCGTGGCGGTTCCTTGCGTGACGCTTGGACGATCCTTCCCATTGAAAAACATGGGGATCAGTACACCGTGACCATCATCAACAATTTGGAATATGCGTCCTATGTGGAATACGGCCACCGGCAAACACCGGGGCGCTATGTTCCCGCCTTGGGAAAGACCCTGAAGGCAAGTTGGGTGAAGGGGCGGTTCATGCTGACGATTTCTGAACAGGAAGTGAAAACCTTGGCCCCGTCCATTCTGAATGATATGTTGTATGACGCTTTGAAGGGGGTGTTCAGTTGATCAATGAAATTATCAAAGGCGTTTCCATGAAGCTGAACGCCGCCTTTGGAGCCGGGTACAAAATCTATCAGAATGATGTGGAACAGGGCTTCAAGGAACCCTGTTTTTTCATTGCTGTCCTGAAGCCTGACATTTCCCCGTTGCAGAAGAACCGATTCATGAACCGGAACCCGCTGGATGTTCACTATTTCCCAACCAGCGGGAGAAACAACGCTGAATTGTTCACTATGGCCGGGGATTTGATGGAATGTTTGGAGTTCATCACCCTTCCCAATGGGGATGTGCTTCACGGAACTTCCATGAGTTATGAAGTGCAAGACGGGGTTCTTCACTTCTTCGTGAACTACAATTTGACACTTCGCAGAGAAACCGAGGAAACCGCAATGGAAACCTTGGAAACTACTGTGGAGCCAAAGAAAGGGTGATTGAATGGCTACCAGAAAGAAAGCCGCCACCGCACAGGAACCGACCATCACGGCCCCGGTGGTATTCCCCAAAGAACGGGTGTTGACCTTCAGGCGTTACGCTGACCGGCGTGATCTTCTGTCTGTCCTTTTGGAAGATGGGAAGGAATACACCTTCGATCAGATTGATGGGCTGATCAATGACTTTATGAAAGGTAAGGTGAAATAACATGGCCCTTGGCGGCGGCACCTTCTTGGTGCAGAACAAGGTTCTGCCCGGTGCATATATCAACTTCATTTCTGTGGCGCAGGCAAGCGCCACCCTTTCTGACCGTGGCATTGTCACTATCCCCCTTGCTATGAATTGGGGGCCTGAAGGCAAGATTTTCACGGTGGAACAGGCTGACTTTATCAAGAACAGTCAGAAAATTTTCGGCTATGCGTACACGGCGGATGAACTGAAGCCTATGCGTGAAATCTTCCTTCACGCCAAAACCGTTCATTTCTTCCGCCTTGGCACCAGCGGCGTGAAGGCGGCTAACACCTACGCAACGGCCAAATACCCCGGCACCCGTGGTAATGATCTTCGTACCGTTATCACGGCGAATGAAAACACCACAGAACAGAAGCCGCTGTTCGATGTGGCAACCTTCTTGGGAACCGTTCAGGTTGATCTTCAGGAAGGTGTGGCCGCTATCACCGATCTGAAGGCCAATGCCTATGTGGATTGGAAGTCCAGCGGAACCCTTTCTTTGACCGCTTCCTTGCCCCTGACGGGCGGCACCAACGGCACCGTGGCCGATTCCGACTATCAGACCTATCTTGATCAGGCGGAAGCGTACACCTTCAACGCTATGGGTTGCACCGAGAGCAAGGCCACCATCACCGCCCTGTTTGCGGCCTTCGCAAAGCGGATGCGTGATGATGTGGGCAAGAAGTTTCAGGTGGTTCTTTTCCAGAAGTTGGCCGATTATGAAGGCATTGTGAGCGTCAAGAACGGCCTGACTTCCGACAAGACTTCCACCGCCCTGATCCCTTGGGTTACGGGCGTGATCGGCGGAACGGCGGTCAATAAGAGCGCCACCAACATGACCTATGATGGTGAATATGATGTTGATACCGATTTCACGCAGACCCAGCTTGAAAACGGTATCAAGGAAGGTTCCTTCATGTTCCATCGTGTGGATGAAGCGGTGTGTGTCCTGACTGACATTAACAGCTTCATTTCCATCACGGATGAAAAGTCCAGCGACTTTTCCAGCAACCAGACGATCCGAGTTTTGGATCAGATTGCCAATGATATTGCCGTTCTGTTCGGCAAGAAGTATCTTGGCAAGGTTCCCAATGATGCCGCTGGCCGGATTTCCCTTTGGAACGATATTGTGAAGCACCACACGGAACTTCAGGATATTCGGGCCATTGAGAACTTCAGCGGCGAAAATGTGACGGTTGAAAAGGGCGATACCAAGAAATCCGTGGTGGTTACTGATTATGTGACCCCCGTGAACGCTATGGAACAGCTTTATATGACCGTCTATGTTCAGTAAGGAGGTACAACCATCATGGCAGATAGAACCATCATGAACGCCAAGGATGCTGTTTCCGCTTCCTTGGCTGAATGTTTCGTGACCATCGGGGATAACCGTTACAACTTCATGCAGGCTATCAACCTTGAAGCCAACTTTGAGAAGAACAAAACGGAAGTTCCCATTTTGGGCAAGACCGGCAAGGGCAATAAGGCCACCGGCTGGAAGGGTACGGGTTCCGCCACCTTCCACTATAACACTTCCATCTTCCGTGAGCTGATGAAGCGTTATAAGGACACCGGCGAGGATGTCTATTTTGACATTCAGGTGACAAATGAAGATCCCACTTCTTCCGTGGGCCGTCAGACCGTGATCCTGAAGGATTGCAATATGGATGGCGGCTTGCTTACCAAGTTTGATGCTGATGCGGAATACTTGGATGAAGATATGGACTTCACCTTTGAAGATTTCGAGATGCCCGAAACCTTCAGCCTTTTGGCCGGTATGCAGTAAGCAGAGCGCCCCGGCCTTACTTCGGTAGGGGCCGGGGCCTTTTTTCGTATCAAAATATAGGAGGAAAAAACAATGAGCCTGTCCGCTTTTTTGGCTGAAAACGCCGTTCCCGTTGAGAACATCAAGTTTGTTGCTTCTAAACGCTTCTTGGGTGAGGATGGCAACCCCATTCCTTGGGAGATCAAGACCATCACCGGCACCGAGGATGAAGCCCTTCGGAAGTCCTGTGCCAAGCGTGTTCCGGTTCCCGGCAAGAAGAACCAGTATCAGAAGGAAACCGACTATGATCTTTACCTTGGCAAGCTGGCCGTGGCTTGTACTGTGTTCCCCAATCTGAATGATAAGGAACTTCAGGACAGCTACAAGGTCATGGGCGCTGATGCCCTTCTGAAAACCATGCTGACCCCCGGCGAATATGCCGAATACCTGACCAAGATTCAGGAAGTGTGTGGTTTTGATACCACCATGCAGGATGAGGTTGATGAAGCAAAAAACTAATCTGTGAAGGTGATGGTGAAGCGAACATTGCTTACTATTGCCTTCACGAACTTCATTTGACACCTTCCGCCTTTTATGCTTTGCCCCGCCGTGAACGGGCCTTCATCATTGCGGCCATTGATGTTCGGGTGGAAGCTGAAAAGAAGAAGCAGAAGGAAATTGAACGAAAACAGCGCCGGGGCCGCCACCATTAAGGCCCCGGCTTCTATTCTCCAAGAAAGGTGGTGATCCCTGTGGGAAATATCCGGGCCGCTATTGCCCTCTATGATGGTGTTACCAGCCCCCTTCAGAGTATGCACAAGGCAATGGGGGTTGTGCTGAACACCTTTGAAGCCATGCAACAGGCTTCCGGTAGAGCCGTTGACACGGCGGCAATCCGGGAAGCCCGTGAAGAATGGGCGAAAGCGGGAACCGCCTTTGATACCATTGAAGAAAATATCAGGAACGCCAACAACGAACAGCAGAATTTCAACAATTCCATCCGTGGGGGTAGCAATTCCGCCAACGGGCTTCTGTCCATCATCAAGAAAGTTGCCATTGCCGCTGGTGGTATCGCCGGGATCAATAAGGTGCTGAACATTTCGGATGAATTGGCAAGCACCAAAGCCCGATTGAATTTGCTTGTGGATGATGGCGGTTCCGTTGAAGCCTTGGAACAGAAAATCATGGCTTCCGCCCAGCGTTCCCGATCCGCTTATTTTGACACCGCTTCCGCCGTTGCGAAACTTGGCCTGAACGCCGGTAACGCCTTCGGTGGCAATATGGATCAGGTCATTGCCTTCATGGAACAGGTGAACAAACAGTTTGTTATTGGCGGTGCTACGGCCCAAGAGCAGAGTAACGCCATGATCCAGCTTACACAGGCAATGGCGGCGGGTGCGCTTCGTGGTGAAGAACTGAACTCTATTCTGGACGGTGCGCCGGGTATCGCAAGAGCCATTGAAAAGTATATGGGGATTGCGGAAGGTTCCATTAAGACGGTTGCACAGGAAGGCAAGGTAACGGCTGAAGTGGTGAAGAACGCCATGTTTGCTATGGCGGACGAAACCAACGCAAAGTTCGATTCCATGCCCAAGACTTGGGCGCAGATTTGGGTTGATATGAAGAATCAGGCCCTTTCTATGTTTGCCCCGATCCTGACCAAAATCAACCAAATTGGAAACAGCACCAAGTTCCAGAAAGTGACCACCGGCCTGATCAATGGCCTTGCCGTTGTTGCGAATGTGGCTTCTTCGGCGCTGGATATTCTGATTGCCATTGCTTCTGTGTTCGTGGATAATTGGGGGATCATTCAGCCCCTTGTTTTGGGGATTGCGGCGGCAATGCTGTTGTATAACGGCTATCTGATTGCCAACAATGCAATCACCGCTATCAGCAATGCGCAGAAGGGCCTTGCGGCGGTTCAGGCGTACAAAGCCGCCGTTGCAAACACTACCCTTGCCGCTACCGAGAAGGCGGAAGCAATGGCAAAGGCAAGCGCCACAGCCGCCCAATACGGCTTCAATGCCGCTTTGCTGGCCTGTCCGCTGACTTGGATTCTGTTGATCATCATTGCCGTGATTGCGGCCATTTATATGATTGTGGCGGCAATCAATAAGCTGACCGGTTCCACCATTTCCGCAACTGGAATTATCTGTGGTGTGGTAGCCGTGGCCGGTGCATTTGTGCTGAACTGTGCCATTGGCGTTTTGAACGCTATCATTCAGGCCATTTGGACAATCTTTGTGGCCCCGTTCCTTGGAATCGTGGAATGGATTCTGAATGTGTGCAACGGCGGCTTCAACAGCTTTGGTGACGCCGTGGCAAACCTGATCGGTCAAATCATCGGGTGGTTCCTGAACCTTGGTAAAGTTGTAACCACCATCATTGATGCTATTTTTGGAACTGACTGGACTTCTGGCCTTGAAAGCCTTCAAAGTGCGGTTACTTCTTGGGGCAAAAATGAAAACGCAATCACCTTGGACAAAAACGCCCCCACCATCGACTATCGGGCCACCTATTCCGGGGCTTGGGATGCCGGGTATGACTTCGGCCAAGGGATTGATGATAAGATTGGCGGAATGTTTGATGCTTCCGGTTTGGATTCTATGGGGGCTTTCGATTTGAGCAACACCCTTGATGGAATCTATGGAAACACCGGTGACACCGCCGCCAACACAGCGGCCACCGCTGATGCCTTGGATATTGCTGAAGAAGATTTGGCCTATCTTCGTGACATTGCGGAGCGTGAAGCGATCAACCGGTTCACTACCGCTGAAATCAAGGTTGAACAGCACAATGAAAACCACATTTCCAAAGATGCTGATTTGGATGGGATCATGGATGCTTGGGCCAATGACTTTGCTGAAAAGCTGGAAGTTTCTGAAGAAGGGGTGCATGAGTAATGGCGTATAAACTGTATATGGCGGGAACGCTTATGCCCATCACCCCTTCCAAGGTGACGGTGAAGATCAACAACCAGAATAAGACCATGACCCTGATCAACGGGGAAGAAATCAACATTCTGAAGGCCGCTGGCCTTTCGGATGTGTCCTTTGAATTGGTTCTTCCCCAAGTGTCCTATCCCTTCAGCAACGGTGGAGCGCAAAGCGCCGCCTATTACCTGTCTTTGTTTGAACGGCTGAAGGTAAGCAAGACCCCGTTCCAATTCATCCTGAACCGGCAGAAGCCCGGTGGCGGGATGTTCCATTACACCAATTTGACCGTTGGCCTTGAAACCTATGAAATCACCGATGATGCCGGTGAAGGTTTTGATGTGAAGGTGAAGATCAACCTGAAACAGTACAGAGCCTATGGCACCAAGACCGTGACCGTGCAACCGGCCAAGACTTCCGGGGGAAC